AACTTGTGATGAGCGTGGCGAACGCCAATACCTACATCACGCCAAGCGCAACGTGCGCCTACAAGATTGCAGCGGGGTAGAGAAACATGAATCACGAATGGATCATCGACAGTACGACTGGCGAATTTCTTTACAGCGCACCCGGCTCGGAGGTGAGTTATCAACTCTCGCCGACTGAACAACGTGTTATACCTGAACGCCGACCCGACCCACGCACAGAAAAATGGGAGAACGGGATTGTGCAAAAGCCAGCCGCTGACGTTGCAGCCGCCGATGCCGCCGTGGTTCTTGAATCAGCGATCAGTCGGTATACCGCAGATCCGCTGACCGATGCACTCGTCAGCGTGATCGCGGAACTGGTCGATCAGTCGCACGATGACCTCAAACAGCAAGTGATAGATCGGCTTGTGGCTGACGATGAAGAATCCTGATTACGGCTGGTGGGTTGCAAACGCCCACACCGATTCCGCTTATTTATTGTTGGTGACAGAAGAGCATCTGTTTGATCAAGCCATCCGGTCACGCTGCGATGCCGTGGGGCGTACCGATGTGCAAGGCGTGATCAACCAGGCCAAGTGGCGGGCTATCTGGGAACAGGATCGCTATGGCGCACTGTCCAGTATTCTGGAAGCCATCCAGCCCCCGATTACGCTGGGGGCTACCCGCCCGATCACGGGAGATATCAGGATCGCGGGCCGTGCGTTTCAGGATGATCATGGCTGTTGGCCGGTGGCATCCATCAGTGCATTTTGGGCACCGTGGGCGTTAGACCATGATCCGGGGCGATTAGAACGCATGGCGGAATATGCCGTGGGTGCCGGGTTCACCGCGTGCCGCTGGTTTGCCAGTCACGATTGGCCTGGGGGGGTAGACCCTCGGCACACCCCCCACTATTTTGAACTTATGCAGCGCACGGTCGAACGGCTGGGGGAACTTGGGCTACGGAGTGAAGTAACCTTGTTCACCCGCCGTTTTTTAATCGACAACGTTGAAGAACATGCCAAGCAGTGGGGACTCATTGCCCAGGAGACCCGGCAGTATCTTGGCCTTCTTGAAATTGCCAACGAGTTTAATCACTCGGATAATTCTGTCAGTACCCAGGATGTGCGGCGGGCCGCTGAAGTGATCCGGGCGTACTGTGGTGAAGTGCCGCTGGCCTTGTCAGCACCAGCCGCAGAATCCTGGGAAGATATGAAATCTCTCCTGGGGGAGTTATATACCGGGAGTACTGCCAATTGCACCACGATCCATTTCCCCAGAAAGCAAAATACGGAAGAAGGAAACTGGCGGTGGGTGCGGCAACCGTGGCACGCCCGCCACGGCATTACGGGATGCCCTTCCGGGCCATACGTTGATAACGAACACCAGCGGTGGGATAAAGCGGCGGGCGGGCGGCAGGATGTTGCTGTGCCTGTGGCCGCATTGGTTACAGCGTTTGTCGCGGGCTGCGGATGGTCAACGCATCACGATAATGCTGGTGTGCATCCCGATGAAGAATATGCGGCTGTTGAAAATGCCCAGGCGTTCCAGACAACATGCCGCGCAGTACTCCCGCATGTGCCTGGGGATCTTGTACACTGGCAACAGACCCGCGTGGGCGATGGGGGGCCGCATCCGTATCCCTCGCTAATTAATGAGCATTGGAGTTTTGAAAACATCGATCATGGAGTGTCTCGCGCATTTGCAGCCGTGAACGGTGAGAGGTTTGTGATGAGTCTGACAGGGGTAAGGAACTGGGTGACGTTGCAGGAACCGCACACCGAGATTACTGTGGTGAGTTTACGCACAGGAGATATCGTGTACACCGGAACGGGGCCAGTGACGTTACAGGAATCTGATGGCAGTGCATTTCTTGTGGTGGGGTCATGAACGGCGCGTGGAACGAAATGCAAAAGCTCGTGATTTCTAAAATGGATGAACATACCAGGAAACTTGATCAACTTCATACCGATGTTACCAAACTCGAAACCCAGGTAGCGATTATGGCAGACCGGGAAGATCGGGAACTCCTCGCCGCCCGCAGCGTAGCCACAAAGTGGAGTGTGGGCGTGTCTGCGGTGATCAGCGGCGTGTTGGGGTATCTGGGATTGCATGACTAACTACCTGTTAATTTTGGCCGATGCGAAACACCCGGTGTGGAATCTTCTGGGCACCATCACGCGGCTTCTTGTTATTTTGATCTTTATTGTCTTCATTAGTTTCATGACGAATAGTTCGTATGATTTTGCCTGGGATGATGAAGCAGGGCATGACGTACTGATGTTTTTGCTGTTAGGCAGTTGGTCAGAATATCAACGCCGAAAAATGCCAAATTAAGATTATGGATGAGTGCCAATGTGAAGCGTGCCGCGAGGCAGAGAAAATTTTACGGGGGGAATGAATGGGAATTAACTGGTCAAAAATTACCGGGCTGTTTACGTCCATTGCACCAATTCTGGCACCTGTGGCTGGGGGGCCAGTGGGGGCCATTCTCAAGGCTATTAGTAGTTCTGTGGTTATCATTGAAAATTTTGTAACCAATAAAGGATCGCAGGAAAAACGCCAGCGGGCGATTGATAAGGTCGGCAGTCTGCTAACAGTCGGAGAAGAAGCCGCTGCCAAGGATCTGGCCTCTGATCCGCTGGTGGCATCAGCCGTAGGTTCTGTGATCGATGCAGAAGTGGCCCTGAGAAATGCCCACGCACACCTGGCAGTCTTGGTAGAAGATATCCAGCAGAAACGGAAAGCGAGTGAAAGCGAAACTTAGCCCACACCTTTCCTGGGCTGAACTTGGGTGCAAAGATGGCACGCCCTACCCGGCTGCGTGGGAAAGCCGTGCTAGACGGCTTGCAGCGGTGTTTGAAGCCTACCGGGAGTGTCTGGGGGGCAAACCTATACGGATTGGGTCAGCCTACCGCACAGCAGCCCACAACAAGCGTATCGGGGGCGTGAAAACCAGCCAGCATGTCAAAGGGCGGGCACTGGATTGTTATCCCCCCGCGCATTTATCCCTGGAAGAATTTCACGCACTCAGCCGGGAGTTTGCCCGTGAAGAACCCCGGATCGGGGGGATCGGATTGTATAGCTGGGGTGTGCATTGGGATCTACGGGCCAGGGGATCACGATTAATTGTCTGGAATAAATTGCGTAGTGGCACGCCTCTCAAAGATACGTTAATCTAACCAGGTGCCGTTGAAAAAAGGATCGAGTGGGGCCACCATTCGGAAGAATATAAAAAAGTTACGCACGGAAGGCTACCCCGCCAAACAAGCTACCGCGATTGCGTTACAGACTGCCGGGAAGAAAAAGAAACGGAGAAAAAAATAATGCCCAAAGGAATTGGTTACGGCAAAAAAATCAGTATGAGATCACAAGGCTACAATGCAAAACTCGATGAATCCTTGGGGGCACGGCGAGGAAAAAAAACGCAAAGCCTCAAAAGCCGCCGAGATGAATCCAAGGGCATGAGTAAAGCCAGGGGCGGGCGGGCCTACAGTGCCGTGAGAACGATGGATCGGTAGGTGGGCCAGCGAGATTCCCGCTGGGTGTTCCCAGCCACCCGCTGGCGGGTCTATGATGCCGATACGATCATGGACTGTCAGGTAGCCGTGGGCTTTGGGATCACGTTCACGTTGACCGGACGGCTTCAGGGAATCAATGCCCCGGAAGTGCGTGGCCCGGAAAAGATCGCGGGCCGTGCATCGCGGGACTGGCTTAAAAAGCGATTGCGTGAAGCGGCCCAGGTGCAAATCGAAACCCACCAACATCAGCAGGGAAAGTTTGGCCGCTGGATTATTACCGTCTGGGCAGATGGGGAAAATGTGAATGAAGAACTGGTAGCGCGGAAGCTGGCACAGCGTGCAAGTTATTGAGCAAAAAAAAGGGGGCCGTGAAGCCCCTTGGTGTAGATTACACCAATACTAACGGTTCTGCTGGTGCTGGGGATTCACCCCGTGCCGATGCCTGAGCCTCGGCCTCTGTGGGGAATACGTCAATGGTGCCGTGGTTGTCCGATACGGCCCACCAAGTTTCCGAAGGCAGCAGCGGCCCACGGTCACGGGTCTGAAAAGACGCAACACGCAAGGTGCCATTCCTGCGGGCTATGTCGATGGATACATCCGAAACATGACAAGAAAACATAGTAGCCTCCTTTGGCTGGTTAAGGGTGTTTTGTGTTGCGTTCAACATCATGTAAGTAATACTACAGACTCCAGAGAAAGAAAGCAAGGTTTATTTTCAATTATTTTTAAAGAAGTAAAAACCCTTTAGAAATAGGGGTATTTTGCTTTGACAAATCTATTCCTCACCCTTCACAATGGGGATCTTCATGTTGGATCATGAATCCATTGCAGAATTAATTGCGTTAGAAGGGGAACTTGGCAAGCGGTCATTGCATGACTATATGCGTGCGATGTGGCCCACGATAGAACCCAGTACCCCGTTCATAGATGGGTTCCACTTAGGGGCGATCTGTGAACATGAACAAGCCGTGTTTGACGGGGAGATTAAAAAACTAATTATTAATATTTGCCCGCGTTCAGGAAAAAGTATTTGCACCAGTGTGGCATTCCCCACCTGGGGCTGGACACGCAATGCGTCTACACGGTTTTTATTTTCCAGTTACAGTAGTGATCTCTCGTTAGAGTTTGCCACTACGGCACGGCGGGTGATCGAAAGTAACTGGTATCAAACGCGCTGGGGGGTTACGCTCAGTGGGGATCAAAATAATAAAGGGTTCTATGCCAACACCGCGAGTGGCTACCGGATCAGTACCTCGGTGGGGGGATCAGCCACGGGAAAGGGCGGGGATATTTTGATCGTAGATGACCCGCATAATCTCAAAACGATCCACTCGGATATTATCCGCACAGAAGATATCCGCTGGTTTTTTAAAGTGTGGTCATCACGGATCAATAATAAAAAATTTGATCGGCAGATTGTCATTATGCAGCGGGGGCATGAAGATGATCTGACCAGTGCGTTACAGGAACAGGGAGACTGGACAATTTTACGTTTACCGACCGAGTATGAACCAACAACCTGGGTTTCCCCGCTGGGCTGGCGTGACCCCAGAACAACTAACGGGGAATTGATGAATCCGTTACGAATTGGCCCGGATGAAAATGCCACGATTAAACAGGAACTTGGCCCCATAGATTATTCCTGCCAACATGCCCAGAATCCGTTACCGGAAAAGGGGGGCATGTTTGAACGGTCATGGTTTGAAATTGTAGATCGGCCCCCTGATGATGTGATCACCCGTGTCCGGTTCTGGGATGCGGCGGGAAGTGAAACAGAACGTAGTCCCTACACCGCTGGAGTGTTACTCAGTGAAAGCCGCAGCGGGGTGTTTTATATCGAAGATGTTCAGCGGGATCGGTTAGTCTCTGCGAAAGTTGATCAGTTGATGTTACAAACTGCACGGCTGGATGGCATCGGGGTAGAAGTGGCAGAAGAACAGGAACCGGGCAGTGCCGGGAAAGCCATCATTGCCGCCCATCGGATTTTACTGGCTGGGTTTAGCTACACAGGGATTACGGCCACAGGCGATAAGATCACCCGCTGGAAACCCCTGGCTTCACAAGCCCGCCCCCTCTCGGATGATGAACCCTTTGGCCGGGTGAAGCTGGTAGCCGGGGCATGGAATAAAGTGTTTCTTGATGAAGTGGTTGCCAATAAACGCAGCCGCTATAAAGATCAACTGGATGCCGCAGCCGGGGCGTTATTTCAATTGCGATTAGCCCCCCGTGAAGTGCGGGCGGTGGCAGCGGTGTGGGGGTAACGGATGGCGGTACTCAAAGCAAAAGCCCGGAAACGATCCGCCACGATTGTGCAAAAAACCAATGGTGGCACGCGGCACCGTTTTCCCATGCCGGATAAAGCCCATGCCAGAAATGCCCTGGCACGGTTGCCGCAAGCCAAGAATCTCACAGCGGCAGACCGGAAAAAAATCAGAAACAGAGCCAATCGAATTTTAGGAAGGTAAGCCCATGCCAGTGAATACGCCACGGGATGATTACACCGCGTTCAAACCGATCTGGAAAAAAATGCGGGACACCTACGGGGGCCGGGAAAAAGTGATTGCGGCAGGAACCGCGTACACACCACAACTCCCCGCCGCTACGCCCCAGGCCCAGTACGATTATTTAAATCGGGGAAATTTTTATAACGCGGTGCGGCGTACGGTTAGCGGGCTGACCGGCGGCATTTTCCAAAAAACGCCACGCTTCGATGTGCCGCGTGCGGTGGAACCCTGGTTACAGGATGTGACTCTCACCAACATTCCCATGGAGCAGTTTGCCTTGTCCTGTAGCGAGGAAGTCATGCTGATGGCCCGCCAGGGTGTTTTGGTAGAAATGTCAGATTCAGAACTGCTGGAGAAGCGGCCCTACTTTGTCAGTTATACGGCTGAAAATATTGTGAATTGGGATACGACTACCCTAGACGGGGATGAGATTTTAACCCTGCTGGTGGTGCAGGAACAGCCGCGTGTGGTGAATGAAAAAGATCGGTTTAAATATGACACGCTGGAACAGTACCGGGAACTGCGGCTGCATCTGGACGGGAACCAATTACGTTACACGCAACAGCGGTGGCGGCGTTCACCAGACGGGGGAGAACTGGAATTGTATGGCCCGGAGATTACCCCCTTGCGGCGTGGGGAACCGTTGCCCTTTATTCCGTTTGTCTTTCTTGGCCCAGCCTATACCACTCCTGAATTAAAAGATCCGCCGTTGCTGGATTTAGCAGAACTGAATTTAGCCCATTGGCGGAACACCTGTGATCATGAACAGGGCTTACATCTGGTGGCGTTGCCTACGCCCTATGTCTCTGGCATGAAGGGCAGTGGGGATGATGTGGATGCACTCCAGATCGGGCCATCCACCGTGTGGATTCTTGACAAAGACGGCAAAGCGGGCATGGTGGAGTTTTCCGGGGCCGGGATGGAGTCACTTGAAAAAGCCCTGCTAGCGAAGCAGCACCAGATGGCTACGCTGGGTGCCAAGCTGTTAGAAGAACAGCCTACGGTGGCGCAGGAAACGGCTACGGCGGTGTTAGCGCGGCACGCGGGCGAACATGCCACGCTTCGGACGATGGCCCAGGCCATGGAACAAGGTTTAACCTCGGCCCTTCAGTTAATGGCCTGGTGGCAAGGCTTGGAAACTTCCCCCCAGGATATTCCTGTGAGGGTAGAACTCAATAAAGATTTTTTGCAGGTCAAAGCGGCCCCGCAGGAAATCCAAACTGCCCTGGCTACCCTTCAAGCCGGGGAGATTTCCTACAAAACTTTCTGGAACATTTTAACGGAAGGTGGCTGGGCACGGTATGGGGTCACGGATGAAGAAGAAAAGAAGGAAATTAGCCGTGAACCGGAACAAGCCCCGCCCCCGGCAGAGGAAGTCATTGAAGTAGAAGAGACTGATGAGTAGGAGCGAGGATCTGAAAGCCATTGAAAAAATGGCGGATAAAATTGAACCCACGATAGAAGCCCGGTTTCTTCGGGCCGCAGCACACTTAGAAAATGCGGTTGATCTGGAGAAACTCACATTAGCTTTAGCCAAGGGGGATGAAGAAGCCGCGCTACGGAGTGTGGTCACGCCCACACGGATGCGTGAAGCCATGGCACCAGTCAACACCAGCATCAAACAGACTTTGAATCGTGGGGGCCACTTCGGTGCCAAACAACTCAACCGATACGGTAAAAGTTAAGTCACTGCGGTTTGGCTTTGATGCCAAGAATAAGCAAGCTGAAAAATTTGCGGCGAAGTATGCGGCCAAACGAGTCACGGCTATTAATACAGAAACAAAAATAGCGATCCGCAATTTCATCAGAGACATGATCCGGGATCAAATTCCCCCCCGTGAAGCGGCAAAACAAATAAAAAATATGGTGGGGTTAAACCGCCCACAGGCTGCTGCGTTAAAAAAATATGTGCGGGGGTTAAACCCGGCATTATCTCCAGCCGCCAAAGCCAAAGCCGGGATCAAATTAAAAAAGAAAATGATCCGTAGACGGGGGATCACGATTGCCCGCACAGAAACAATAGATGCCTTGTCTGCCGGGGCACAGCAGTCATGGTTCCAGGCTCAGAAAAAAGGGGTGTTAGGGGGCGATGCCAAAAAGGAATGGATGACTACGCCCTTTGGAGCGTGCGGCATTTGTCAACGCATGAACGGCCAGCAAGTATTACTGAAAGAAAAATTTGATACAAACGTTAAAAGCATTGGCAAGATTGATGGCCCGACTACCCATCCCAACTGCCGGTGTGGAGTGGCTCCGGTGCCTGGGATGGGCGGCATGACACTCACGCCACCCCCGGTGGCTGCTACAGGTGCCCCAATCTCCACCATGGCACGCATGGCGGTGAATGCAGATGGGGAACTGCTCAAAGGATCGGATGCGCGGAAGGCGATTTTAAAATATGCGGATGATCCTGAATCACCGTATAGAGTAAGAATAGCTAAAGCACAAAAAGATTACGATGAGGTTTTAAGTAAATACAGAAAGCTAGAGCTAGACATAGAAACTCAAAAAAATGCTCTTGTGGATGACATGGGCGAACTCCGAAAAAAGATAGAGTATTTCGATCCCAGCTTGAGCGGTAGGCGTAGCGTAGCGATAAGGGAATTGAAACAAAAAGAAGAATTATATGAACAATTAAGGCAGCGTGTTGCTAAGGAACTCTATGATGATAATGCTGAACTGCGTATAGCCCTTAGCCGGGTATATGGTGGATTACAGGATGCCAAAAGAAGTGAATATGAGGAAGTTTTAGAAAAATTTATTTATAACAAAACTCGTAATACAAATGTGGATGTAGATACCTCCCCAAGTTTTTCACAAAAGGTTCAAACTAAAAAATTAAAAGAACAGAGGAAAGCATTAGATGAAGGGATAGAAGCATGGAGGCGTATGACAGACGATAGTTTATACGCATCACTACCTGAAGGGGATGATTTAGCGTTGACGGTACAAAAGGGTGCAGCGAAAGTGAAAGTGAATAGGGAACGTGATCGGGCCTTTGCACGTTCTCTTGGAGATCGTGATTATGACATAAATTTAGTACTGAGCGATTTATCCCGTGGTGGAAGAAGTACTACTGTGCATGAATTGACGCACACCATTGAATATGGAAACCCTGATGTTTTAGCGGAAGCCCTACGTTGGCGTGATCTCAGAACTAAAGGGGATACGAAACGCTGGTTGGGTCATTGGACTGGGGATAAAGGATATAAAAAAAGAGAAGTGGCGTATGATGATGCCTGGAAAACTCGACAGAATCCAGATGGCGTAGGAGATGTATACACCGGAAAAGTGTATGAGCTAGATCAAGATCGAGTAGTCCGAGACGAAATAAGGGGTAGAGGGTACGCTAATAAGATACGGACTCGGCGCGACGGGTGGCAAGGTGCGACAGAAGTCAGTACAACGGGAATGGAGCAAATGTTTAAAGATCCTGTAACATTTGCCAGAACGCAACCGGAACTTTTTGATTTTATCTATGAACGAATTATTAAACGAAAATATACACATGACACTTCTAAATGGAGTTTACGGGGGAGTGAAAAATTTAAGTCAATTTCTCTACAACTTACGGAGCAAGATAAGTTGCGGTACTACATACTTGATGAGTAAAATCTAATAATAGTTTTAAGGGTCTTAATAAGTTTTTATAAATCATGTATACTTTGTAGCAAAGTATAAAATGGTAGAAATAACTTTAGATAAAAACGTTGCACGATTTAGTGAGGGGGAGTGGAAGTCTACAGATCCTCTCTTGCTGGGTATGTGTAATTCCTGGACATTAGAACACCCCTGGAATCCTGTGCCATCCAATCCTAGTCCCGATTATGATGTGGCACAATTTGTGGCTGAAAAAATTGGGGCGAAGATTACGCACTACGATAAGCCTGAATACGTTGATGGCCGCGTGTATTGAGCAAAAAAAAGGGGAGCCGAAGCCCCCCCCTGGGTTCCCTACTAAATAAATAAAAACCCTTTATTTCCAGTCCCGATAAATAAATTCTTTCTGGGTCATTTCATCTTCTGGGGTGTCATCGAAGCAATCCCCATATTCTTTCCAGAACATCCACACCAGGCCCGTGTAGCTCAGAATTAATCCTATTTCTATCCACATTTTTTGTATCTCCTGTAATCATAAAAAAGAAAGGGGGGGTTGCACCCCCCCTGTTCTCTCGGGTGTTGTCCTGTATTCCATCAGGGTACAGGGTTACATTTCATTTTCGGAGTGTCTCCTAATCCACGCCTAAGACATTTTATGGTTAGGCATCCAGTTTTTTTTCTGCGCGTTTGTATGTCTTACTTCGACGAAAAAACTCGTCATCTACCCAATCCTGATTTTCTTTGTCAGCCAGCCAAACCGCCTTGCAGTCGGACAAAACACGGTACTGGAATGTGTCTGAGCTATTGCACGGGTGGGTGTCCTCTTCCTCATCAATATCACCGCCCGTGAAAATAATGGTGCGTCGGTTGGGAGTCAGTCGGACGGTGTCACCAATCCCCATGGTGCAGCACAACCAACCGAAGCCACAATGCCTTTGGTCTACTTTCCCAATCAGATTTCCAGTGGGGCCGTAAAGATAATAAAACTCACAAAATGATTCCAGATATTTAGTTCTCGTCTTTCGGTATTTAGCCATTTCTGCTTCGTTCAGTCCCATTGTCTCTCTCCTTTTTTCCATCAATGAAGGGGGCCGTGAAGCCCCCTGGTTCTGACTACTTCGCATCAAAGTTTCGGTTCCACGCGGATGGCTTCCGCCCGCCTTTTACAATAACTTTCCCGCGAGTATCCACAGACCATGTAATATTTTCCCAGCCCTTGACTACTCCACCCATAATAAAATCTTCTGGGCCATTTACCACACCATCTTTGTTCTGTAATGCTTTAGTAGTTGTGGCAAGGCCAAACTTTTTCCGTAGTGCAATTTGCTTTCTTGTCATCTTCTTGTCTCCCCGGTGTGTTGCGTTCA